CGCCAGAATCTATTGTTCATTTATATCATGACGGCATGCCTTATGGGTATGTTATGGACCCGAGTCAAGACACTGATAGTATTACGTCGTCTCGAACTAGTCAGCCAGTTATATTTCCGGAAGCTTCTATCATACACTTTTCACTCGGTGGTCTTCTAGGCGACTATACATATTCGATAGGTAACTCTGACGGGTCATCTGACATATATGACATCAAGTTCGCACAGCCATTGATGGATAAAGCTGCTCAGCCGACGCAGACTCTTAGCCTTCTCGAAGACGCTATGTTGTTAGCTTCTCTCACAAAAGTAGTACGATTCGTTTCTGTGGACTGCGGTAATACAGAAAACGAAGACGAAATTCGCCAAACGCTTCAAGAGATGAAGGACACTATCGAGCAACAGTTCTCGATAAACACTTCTAGTGGTGACGCCCAAAGTTATCTTAACCCACAGAGTCCTAACAACTTAATTTATATTCCGATGATTAACGGTCAAACGCCTATTTCGATTACAGATTTGAATCTTGCAGACGTTTCAGACTCTGAGAATGAGCTTCTCAATTATTATCAAGACAAGAAGCTGTCAGTTCTCGGCGTTCCCAAAGAGGCTATGAACTTTTCGTCTAACGAAGGCTTAGGCGGGGCAGGTTCCGTACTATCACAACGATCTGCTCTTTATGCGAATGCTCTTCAGCGCCTTGAGACAGCTTACATGGAGGGCTGGCGAGACGCAATCAACAAGTACTTTATTAATCGCAACCTTTCGGGATACGCCGATCAGTATAAGCTTCATATGCAGCCTATTGTCACACCTCTGTCTACGGTAATATCTGACAAGCGAGATTCGGCTATCGGACAAGCCTCTCAAGTAATAGATTTACTGAAATCTGTCGGAGTTAAAGACGTAGATCGGTACATAAAGGCTCTGTCAGAGGTATTAGGTGAAGAGTTCCCTGTAATGTCTTCTGATACTGCTAACTGGGATATAAACGTAGGGGAGGATGACAATGGGTCCTTCTAGCGATACGCTAGACTTATTCTTTCATGATCTAAAGAAATATAACTCTACAAATTACCGGCATATATGCGAGTGCGATCTTTCTAATATTGATTCGACGGCTTTCAAAGCTTTCAGTTCTGTGGTAACTCGATATTTCATATTCGTAGAGAAACACCCAGAGTTGTCTGACATTGATGCCAAGATGTTGTACTTCCAAGCTAAGATAGACTTAGTAGCTAAGTACTTTTCAGAATACCCGATGTCAGACCCAAGTAAATTGAAGCCGTTTAAAGACATATTCGATAAATATATAGACATACACGAGGACGATAGCTATGAGCAACTTGCTTCAGTATAAAATATCTTCGTGGGACCAGTTGTCTAAGTGTCAGTCAAATAACTCTGTGGACTTGAGTATTAAAGTTCGTCATTTTGTCAATAATACAGAGTTAAACGGAACAAACGTTTCTGTCGTACATAAAGACTATGGGACGCTTCTTTCGTACACTATCTTCCCTCAAGGCGAGATGATAACTGACATAACTAAAGACGACATACCTAAGATGACGTCTGAAATACTGTTAGACGAACTAAAGCGTTATGGGTTCTACGTTGTATACGAAGAAGAATCACATCTTCCGTTAGGACAAGTCGATCTTCTCAAGACGCTTGCTGGCCTTAAGTTCGACAAGATTCGAATTCTGTCAATTCACGATATTTCAGACGTGTGGGAAGACACGATACGAGTAACAGCATTCTCTATAGAGCGGAAGCCGAACTGGCTTAATTCGGGGTATTCTCCTTCTGTTAAGGAATGGAGAGAAGCAATTTTAGACGGATCGGCGTTTAACGTGTCAGGTCTGCCGGAGGCAAAGAAATATGACTGGTCGTTCTTATATAATTCTATACAAGACATACATACGTTGATAGACGAGAACGATGGTAGATATGCCTAATCTAATTGGCAAAGATATAAAGCTAATGCGTGCAAGATATAACGAGGCGCTCCGATTGCAGGGGGTGCCTTGTTCTTATATGTACCCGACGCTAGCTACTACAAGCAACCTCGGGGAATCTGTAGATGACATGTACTCTCTGCCTATAGAGACGAACATATTCTTCGAAGGCTCCCCTAAGATAAAAACGTTTAAGCGGTTCGGGTGGGTTGTCGAAAACGACAAAGACTTGCCTTTCTTGATACATTGTAGCTTCGATTTGCCGCAAGTACAACGTGACTCTGTTTTTAAGATAGCCGGTCAGTATACGGAACTCCCTGACAGAACGTTCAAAGTTACTGAGATTTCATATGACATTCAAGCTCCCGACCACATTGTTTGCCAAGTAGTGCCAGTATATGACAAACAAATTTCAGGTAGGACTAAACAAGAAGTCTCTTCTACGTTCAATACCTCACACCACTTCTTGAAAGCTAACACAGACTATAGAGGACATTCGGTGTCACAATCTGACAGATATCGTCGGAGCGGCAAGGTAATAACAAAGGAAAAGTACGATAGCTTTGTAGGCGTAATTTCTGGAGACAATATGTTAAGTGTTAGAAATTCAGACATACAACTTACCCGAGGTGACTCGGCAAGCTTCAATCTAGTTATAACAAAGTCAGACGGCAGCTTATATACTCGAAAGGACGGGGACAAGCTAATATTCACGCTGAAGAAAACGTACAACTCGGCAGAGGCTTTATTATCTAAAGAAATTTCTGATTTTAATCTAGTATTGAACCCCGAAGACACGTCTAAACTTTCGTACGGTGAGTATTGGTACGACGTTCAACTAACAACTAAAGACAACAAAGTGTATACCGTAATCGGCCCCGCACGATTTGTTCTTCGCGAAGAAGTAACGTTTTAGGAGTAACAATGTCTGACAAAGAAATTTCTGGTATAATAGAAAATCAAGCTACGCTCAAAGGGAAGATATACGAGGGGCAGTATGAACTCAAAGGGAAGATATACGAGGGCAGTCTGAATACGAAATAGCTTGCTCTCACGGTTTCGCAGGAATAGAAGAAGACAAGCTGTTAAAGAAGTAACTGATGTATTTGATCGGTAACATCAATTTCACCTAAAATTAAATGCGTAATAATTAGACGTTGCGCAGTAAACTTGCTCCCATAAGTTTGGTTGGTATCATTGATTTACTTATACGACAACGCGATTGTCGACGACCTTTCGTCGTCGTTTAACGAAGACATATCTAACCCAGTTGTTAGAGTAGTGTCTCCAGAGTCTTCTATTGGAATTGTAGCTCAGATACAAGAAGACGACATATCCTTCCCTATTGTCGTATTAGAGAGGCAAGATCCCATATCGCTTGACTCGCGTCGTTACAACTTTGTAAATTCGAAGCGAGGAGTTGACGCTGTTTTTGAAAAAGAAGAAAACAACTATTACAAAGAGCAGTCAATTCCAATAGACTTGTCATATAAGCTTACAGTTCTAACTTCGTCACAAGAAGACTTAGACGAAATAATACGAGAAATAATGTTCAAGTACACGTCAATGTACTTTATGGATATACGCATACCTTATGAGAGCAATCGTGATATTTCGTTCGGTGTTATAATTGACAGCCAATCAGGTATACAACAAGAGTCGGGAATCTCGCAGTACACACAGTCCGGTCAACTCTTTCAGGCATCTATTATACTTAAGTGCGAAGGGTGCGTCTTAATAAACTACGTTCCCGTACATATTAAGAGAACTGTATATGACATAGAAGCAAAGTAAGGAGTTGACATATGGGTTTCTATAAAAACGTTGGAAATTATCCAAAGACATTCTATGGAATTACCATCGAACCTGGAGAGACAAAGGAGCTTCCAGGGTACCCGTTTGGTAATAACATAATAGAAGTAGATGAGGTGGAACTTCCAAAGAAGCGTCGGGGTCGCAAGCCAGCGTCGGCTACCTCTACCACCACGTCACCTTTAATCAATGACGAAAAAGCTTCGGATGATAAAGACTCTTCAGAATCTGAAGCTGTAGAAGACAAAGATTCGAAAGAGAAGGTTAGCTAATGGCCAATATTGTCATTAACGAAGTATCAGCTAACTATAATTTCAATGTAGCTAGCTCTTCGTACTGCACGGTAGCACTGCCAATTACCGCTTCTTGGGGCCCGGGCTTTTCAGACTCGCAAACCACTGGTTTCAAAGATGATAACTCGAGCCAAGAAGACGATCCTCTAGAAGGTGTCGTTTGGTCTAAATTCCCGTCAACACAGTCAGGCCTAGAGTCGTTTGTGTCTACGTTCCGAGGACCCACCGAACAATACATTAAACATCAAGACTATTCGTATCAGCAAGCGATGTCACTAATTGCCAACGGATACGACGTACTTGTATGTCGCGTCGCAACGGGCGCAGCTGCTTCTTGTAAGATTCCGTTTAAGACTGCAGAGGGTGACTCGGGTACCGCTAAGCCTCTTACCATAAAAGCTAAATATTTAGGCAGCTTCGGCAACAACTTGCAGCTAGACGTCCGGAAGCTAACTTCTCGCACTTCTTCTAACGAAGAGTTCGGGTATTGGAACGTTATCGTTTACATTGTCTCTTCTAACTATTCGAAGACGGCAGTCGAGAACTTGAAGTTTGTGTTTAACGCAGACAACGCAACGTCTGATATCGTACACGTTTCAGAAATCGATTCTAACTTCGTTACTTTCGAGACAAACACTGCCCCCGACGTCGATACCGTAATTATTGAAAAGAAGAGCGATGACGCAAATCACGTAACCTACGATCCGTCATCTGATTCTATTCTTGTTAATATGACAGGCGGCACAGATCTACCTACTAAGGGTGATATAAAGTCTGCTCAAGATCTTGCAAAAGCTCGTTACAACTTAACTGGTCGCGATGAGTTCACTGCACCCTTCAACTCTGCTCAAGATCAAGAAGCTGGCGTATATCTAACTAAGCTCAACGCGCTTACAGACGTCCCAGATCAGAAAGCTAAGTCAATTCTCTTCCGCGAGTGGATGTTTAACGCAGCATATACCGTTCTTGGAATGCTATCAGATCGTCTTACTTATAACCCACAACGAGTTATCGTCCCTGGCTGGGATGACGCAGACGTTCGTTATTTAGACGATGATGACCCGACAGCTTACGTAAAGAGCCTAGAGCCTGCACCGCTTCATCTTCGTCTAATGTATATCGCATATGTCGCACGCTGCACCACAGCATACCTTGACATCCCACGTTCTCTAGCTCGCGTAGGAGTTTGGAACTCTTCTACTGATGAGAAACAAACAGGCTACGCACAGAAGCTCTCTCGCAACTTCGAGACGTATTACGGCAGTCAGTTCTCGTCTCATTCGGCAATCTTCGCACCCTGGGGCAAGTTCCGTTATACCGGCACCACAAAGCAATCAATTGCGTCCCCGTCTTTCTTAGCTCTACTTATCGATCATGCAATGATTTCAAATCAGACTAGCCAATACGAGTGGGAGCTTCCTACCTCACGTAAACACAATCTCGCCATCGGTAAGCTCGACTACTCAATCTCTAAGAAGTACTTAGATCTCTGGCAGAGCACAACGGGCGGAGGCGTAGGTGTCAACTGCATTTCGAATATTCCTGACCTAGGTACTACCCTCTGGGGCAACTCTACATTATTCGAAGTTCCTCCTGCAACTTACCAAGCTCTTAGCAACCTGAGCACTCGAAAGCTTGTTAACGCTGTCAAAGATCTAGCTTTCAAGTGCGGAATAGGCATTACGTTCAATTACAACAACGACGAAGCTTATCAGTCATTCTATGCAGGCATGACACCGCTTCTCGATACAATGCGCAACGTTGGTGCAATCAACGATTACAAAGTAACAATGGCGGCAGATATCAACGGTCTTGACAACGTTAACGCAAACTCTGTTATTGGTACTATCTACTTAATTGTCCCCGGTGTTATCAACACGATTAGCATCGACCTCGTTGCTCTGCCGCCTTCGGTCTCTATCGCAAGCGTAACGGCATAATCAAAACACACAAGCTTTATACTAAGGATCGTTATACACAAAGTATAGCGATCCTTTTACTATGATTCGAGAATATATGAAAGAGCGCAAGTGCGTCATTTGCGGTAAAGCGTTTGTTCCTAAGAATCCGAAACAAAAGATGTGCGGCGACGCACATTATCATCCATGCCCTGTGTGCGGAAAGCCCGTATTGACAAAGGTGCCTAGCGACATTAATAAGTGTTGTTCTAAGAAGTGCGGGCAAGTTCTTGCTCAAAAGAACAGAGAAAAAACATACAAGTCTAAGTATGATTCGGATTCTCTTAGTGAAATACAGTCGTCTAAAGTTTACATGAAAACGTGTAAGTGGTGTGGAAAGAAGTTTAAAACGTCGCATCCTCGCCAAGATTATTGTGGTAACGATTATTACAAATGTCCAGTCTGCGGTAAGTTGACAAAAATAAATGAAGATAGGTCTAATATTGGAAAAGCGTGCTCGAAAGAATGCAAGCGGAAATTAACTCAAGCTACAAACGAGTCTAAATACGGTAGTAAAGAGATATTCGAATCTAATTATTTTAAAGAGAAACGCGCTTCTACGTCTATTAAGAAATACGGAGTGGACATACCCTCTAAAAGTGACAACGTTAAGTCGAAGTACAAAGAGACAATGAACTCTATATATGGTGTCACGTACCCTTTACAAAACAAAGATATCAAGAAGAAAGTAGAAGAAACAAACAGAGATAAATACGGTTCTGCGTGGCCTATGTCTAACGACGACGTAAAAGCAAAAGCTAAGAGTACGTTTGACGAGAAGTACGACGGCATAGGGTTTGGGTCTCGAGCTATCAGAAAAAAGATAAAGTCTTCTCTAATAGAAGAATATGGTGTTGACAGCCCTATGAAGTCTGATGAGATTAAAGAAAAAGTTATCAAAACTAACTTACAGCGCTATAACTCACAATACTACAATAGTTCAGATTATAGATATATGAACTTAGGTATGACGGACAGTCAGATAGGGCTATGGAAATCTTTTAAAGAAGATCCATATCGCTTCATACTTTCATTGCCCGAAGTAGACAGGCACGTATATAAGCTGTCGCAGATATTTGGAATTTCAGAAACTCCAATACAATGTATTCTTCACGAAAATAACTTATACGAATATATGAACAAGTCACATTCGTATATAGAAGACGAAGTTTATGATTTTGTAAGGTCGGCTTTGCCACAAAATGTGAAAATAGTTAGAAACGATAGAACTGCTATTAGTCCGCACGAACTAGACATATACGTACCAGATTTTAAATTTGCAATTGAAGTTGACCCTACAGCTACACATAACTCTTCGATAAATATATTCGACAAAGAGATAATGTCACCTTCATATCACAAAAACAAGTCTTTAGCTTGCAAAGACGCTGGAATATCCTTGTTTCATTTGTTCGACTACAACTGGGAAAATAAACGAAGTATCATAGAATCAATGATACAGAATCGTCTAGGTGTAAACAATACGAAGTTGTATGCTCGAAATTTGCGAGTTGCGGGGGTTTCGTACAAAGAAAGCTCTAAGTTCCTACGTGAAAATCATCTTTTGGGCGATTCACAGTCTAGAATTCGTTTAGGTCTATATAATGGAGCAGAACTTGTATCGCTGATGACGTTTGGTATGATACGTCCCTCACAAGGACGTCAATCTGACGAAGCAATCGAGCTTCGAAGATTTTGTAGTAAACTTGGGTGTGTGATAGACGGCGGAGCGTCTAAGCTTTTTAAACACGCTTTATATTTCGAGCCGTAAAACCGCGAAGCTTTAGCTTCGTGGATGTAAGACTCCAAACTAAGCCCGCTTTGGTCTGATGGATATTTCATCGCCTCTATCGGCGAGGTCAGCGCGGCTACGCTCAAAGAATATATCGAGAATCAAGGAAAGTCTGGTTGACTTCTTGAAACATTTAATATATAATATCAATATATTAAATAGGAAGGAGGTGAAACCGTGTATCTGACGCAAACAAATGTGATAAGAAACCTTAGCAAAGAACAGTTTCAAGCACTTAGGGATATGTGCCGCTATTCAAACAATCTTTACAATTACGGATTGTATTGCATACGGCAGCATTATTTTGATACAAAACAGTTCTTGCCCTATGAAAGTAACTATCATGTCTGTAAAGAAAATGAGAACTATGCTCTTTTGCAAGCAGGAGTATCGCAACAAATACTTCGGGTTGTAGACCGTAACTTCAAGTCTTTCTTTAATCTTATCAAAAAGGCCAAAGGCGGGGATTATCGCTTTCAAGATATCAACATTCCACATTACCGCAAAAAGGGTGGGCTGTTTCTGCTTGTGTTACAGAAGAACTCTATTTCTATCAAAAATGGGTTCTTTAAGGTGCCTATGAGCCGTGAATTTAGGAAACTGCATGATGTTGAAATTACAATACCATATCCTAAAAGACTTGCTGACAAAGAACTCAAAGAAGTCCGCATACTGCCATGCTCAGGTGGAAGGTTCTTCAAGATACAGTATGTGTATGAAGAACCAGAGACTAATCTTCACCTAAACAGCGAAAATTTTCTTGCTATCGACCTTGGTGTAGACAATCTTGCCACTTGCGTTTCAAATGTCAGGACTCCGTTCATCATAGACGGACGTAATCTAAAATCCATCAATTGGCATTGGAACAAAGAAAAAGCAAGACTTCAATCTGTTTTGGATAAGCAAGGTGTTAAAGGCGGCAAGAGCAATAAGGTGTATGCCATCACAGAAAAGCGCAATCGTCGTATCAATGACGGTATCAAGAAAGCTGCAAGATATGTCGTCAATAACTGTATTGCTCACGACATAGGCACTCTGATAGTTGGTTACAACAAAGACTTCAAGAGGGGCATCAACATCGGCAAAAGGAACAACCAGTCTTTTGTTCAGATACCGTTAGGCGACCTTCGTTTACAGCTCAGAAACCTTTGCGAACGCTATGGCATAAACTACATTGAACAAGAAGAAAGCTATACATCAAAGTCGAGCTACCTCGACAGCGATATTCTTCCTGAATACAAAGCTGAGCATCCTTACACAGGGACATTCAGTGGCAAACGCATCCATCGAGGCATTTACAAAGCAAAAGACGGCACGCTCATCAATGCTGATGTAAACGGTGCCGCCAATATCTCAAGAAAAGTAAGCGGAAGCATCATGCAACCGTGTATCGGGCTTTTGGCAAGCCCTCAAAGAATAAGGCTCACCTAAGCAAACTTCTTTGGAATCCCCGATGCTTTAGCATCGTGGGAGTGTCAAAAGTTACATAGATAAATTCTTATATACGTATTGTAGTACCCACGCAACTTGGAGAGGCTATGAGCTATCCCACAGACAAAGAGCTAGAGGGGAAATATTTAGACGAATCCTCTCTTACAACAATAAAACACCTTGCCATACCTACGACTACAGAAGAAAAGAATAAATGTTATCAAGACTTTGACATAACGTGGCTATATCAAAGTGAGATGTTTTACGATAACATAGCAAATGGTAGTTTTACAGGAATTTATCCGGGATGCAGTTTTACGGCTAAAGACGCAGATGGGACATTATATAGGATACGTATACTTGAATTAGATAGATATTATTATGGCTGCAGTGAAAACCTTAATAGGCCCGCCGAATTGTCGAATGATAAAACTATGTTAACTAGTTCTGCGTACATAAATCACCATATTGTGTGTACGTTAGATAGCAGTGCGGCTTGGTCATCTATGATTGGATTTTATACACACGATTTTAGCGGAACCACGTTTAATAGTACAAACAGTGTGTCTACAGGATATTACGGTTCCGGTCTTCGAAGTTGGATAAACAATACGCTGCTAACAAAGATCACAGAAATGTTCCAAACACATCTATTGACTGTATTGATTCGTTGTTCGACTAGCGCGCCAGCTTCAGGGTCTCAAAACCCTGCAAGCTACATTTGGTCTCCAGAAAAAGTATTTGTACCTTGCATTGAAGACTTCGTTTATCAATATCCAATACTCGCTACGCAAAGCGGAATGGTTGAGCCCAGCATACAGGGTGTAAGCGACGAAAGAATAAACGAATCAGCGTCTTACGAACCGTTTGCGGCAGTTAAGTATAATTCGTTTTTGACACAACAAGCAACTTTTGGTTTGAACGGGTCTACAGTATATTCAGCTACTCAAGAATACTGGGTCAGGAATTTAGCTAGTAACAAGATTGCCGATAACTCTGCTACGCCCGCTGTTACGTACGGTGGCGGAAGCTTAGAGATGTACGAATCTCGAGACAACGATAAATTTAACATTCGATCTAAAAATTTAGTAGCTGCAAACACGCGCGCTGGGGTATATCCAATATTTGTTCTAGGGACGGAAAACAAAACATATGATAGGGCGTAAAATGATCTAGTGTCGGAAAACTAAGACAACATCTAACGTTATATAATTTTAATTACAATAAATAAACATAGATACGTAACAGCTTTTACAGATGACGAAAATATTTGGGATAAATATCACGAAGATATAGATTTTGATCCTGCTCGGAGTAGTTCACATCCTATTTCAAGTCGCTGATAGAGAATGTAATTAAGAAGTAACTTAGATATACAGATTTATCTTCGATATTCGAAAACTTTCTGGCCACAGTCATATACAGGAAGCCAGCCGTTTTCTACCATAAGTAGCTCGTTAGACGCGCTTTTACCATAATTCGTATTAAATAGCTGATCATAACCTCTAGCCCTAAGAAGGTTAGAGGTTATTTTTTGTGAACCTTTAGACCATATCTCCTGGGGCAGCGTATCTTTTAGCTGCGTCATACCTATTTCTGTATATACACTGCCTCTAAACTTCGATCTATCGCAATAAGAAATAACATTGTTAAACTCGAAGTAATTTGTAACCCATTTGAAGAGCTTAGATGCCCCACCTACAACTTCTATTCTTGACTTAGCACAAAATCGCAGGAGCTCTAAATCGTAATTTTTGTTATAGCGAGGCTTTCCGAATGTCATAACTTCTACGAGCTCCCCTTCGTGAACTAAACCGACACAAAACACTTGACCGCGGCACGATCCCTGAAGGTGGTTGTCATTCATAAATTTTCGAGCAACTTCGGGCTTGATTATGTATTTGTCACAATTCCTTGCATAAATTACTTTCTTTTTAGCGAGCATACTTACGATTTTGTCTACGTTGTCCCAGTCAAATATATGAATGCACCTAAATCCATTGTCTTCGGCTAGTTTAGTCTTCTCGAGATGATAATTTTTGTCCAGACCGCTAGGGTTCCAGTGATTACCGATAGTATTATGCGTATATGTCGGGTCAACTTCGATAAGGGTGTTAGAATTAACTATTTTAATGTCATATTGTTTCGTGCCTATTGCATATTCAAATTCAGTATGAATTCCACTCGATTCAAGTTTGTCAGATACTTTCTTTTTGATAGCAGATATCCGAAAATGTGACCCATTTAAATACTCTTTTGATTCGACGTAATATGGGGCACCATATCTTTCAGTCATAGTAGCCTCAAGCTTTTTTCTAAACTCGGGGACATTCATAGCCCTCTTTACGCCGTATCTCCTCACAAACGTATGAGTTATTTTGTCAATAAATTCGCTAGACTTTGAAGTGTTGTCAACGCCATAGTTGCGAATTAGAGTATTTTTGGCCTTTTCGAACGAGTCTTTGTATGCCGTTACCCTATTTTGTTTAGATCTTTCAGTTATTTCGGGAACTTTCATCGGGTTAGGCACGCCATATTTCTTAATGTTAGTTTCTTCAGTTTTATGCTTTACAATTGGAGATTGTGTAGCATACGGGACGCCAAATTTGTTCATATTTGTTTTACGCTTCTTGTTAATAGACGCTTTTGCGGCACAGCTTCTAGAACATCCATACGAAGGAGAAGTACTATTATGAACATATTTCTTACCACATATGGGGCATACTAAGTAATGATCCTCGTTGCATATTGTTTGGTTCGCATGTGTAGGCGTAAACAATTTATGGCATATGATGCACTCTTTTTGAGGCAAAGCTATTTTTTGCTTCTTAGTTCTACAGTTGTCACAAATCTTCTGAGATCCAGACTTTGGCAAGAACTTGTGTCCGCACACTTCGCAAACTCTAGGCTTAAACCTCGACTGACGAAGTTTCTTCGAACACTCTTTAGAACAACATTTCGGAGGTCTCGTAAAGTCTCGGTCTGTCTTCTTAACAAGTTTCCCACAGACAGGGCAAGGCAAATAGTGATCTCTGTCACAATATTCTTTCTGCGGTGAGTTTGTATCGAACGGCTTTCCGCAGCACTTGCAAATTTTGTGATACTTGAATGTCTTGCCCATACTATGTCACCGCTTTTAAAACTATGTATATTGTGAAAAGGAAATATTATGTATTACTAGTTAATATTATAAAAATTACACAGCTGACCAATAATACTCACATATCCTTCAATTATGGGTAGAAATTAAAGTTTTCTGGCAATTCTAGGAGCTGAACAATATGGCATTTTCACCTCTAGCAATGGGCACCAATCACATGCTCGGAGTTGACAATTATGTACCCATTACAACGAACAACTTCGAAATTCGCATATACAACATGGACGGTACCTCGCCTACCGAAAGCTCAGACCTATTGACTCTCTCAACGTCTGAAATCGGCGACATCTCAGAATCACAAGACGCAATCGTCGTACACTATGGAAACGGGCTTATCAAGTTCCCCTCTAAAGTAACATACGGAGACGTCTCTTGGACTCTCAATTGCTATTGTGACCCCGACGTTGCTTCGGCTCTTAAAGAGTGGAGGAATCAGATTTACAACCCTGTAACGGAGAAAATGGGCCTCCCGTCTCAGTACCTACGTCAGGTTTATTTTATTCGATACGACGGAGCCGGAAACGCGCGCTCTGCCCTAAGGTGCCCGGGCACTTGGATCTCAGGTCTCGACTTCGGTCAGTACAATCAAGAAGGCGGATCGGTCGTTCAGTTACAAACTACGTTCCAAATTTCTAAAGTCATTTATATGGGGCCCGACGAACTGAGCTAGTAGCTTCAATTAAATAAGCCTTCTGGCGTATATATTTCGTCAGAAGGTTTGTTTTTTCATTTACACAGTCAGATATTTGTATTGTATGACGAACTTACATTCTAAGCGGTCTATACTCCTCGTACAGCGGTTATAATTGGCTATATGGGATCTTCTATAATATATCGGCAAAATGACACAATAGAGCGGGATTCGAAGACAAGTCTTATTTAGATATAGACGTTGTTAGAGACGTAGACAAATTGAAGGACGTATTAGAGTAAAGAGGCAAACTCATGAAGATTTTATACACAAAGAAAAACGTTTCATCGGCAACACACGAATCTGAATATGACGGAACACGTTCTCTCGGTAAGTGGAAGCTAAGCACAGTCCCCCATCTGTATATGACTAAATTCTATTTATACGAGCCTGTTAAAGACGAGTACAAAGCCGGTAAGTTTCTAGACGATCCCGAGCTTACTGACATCTTGAAAGACGACATCGATTCGGGCTTGGTCAAAACAGATTGTCCTAGCGATTCTATTGCCTTCGTGTTCTTCCAGCTAACGGACCCTGACGGTGGCCTTATTTACCTGGGCACTACAGAAGCGCTTGACAAGGAGTCACTCGACGCAATTTCTGACTGGGTACGAGGTCAAGCTAGCGACGGAATCGGCGAGAGCTTCGAGCAACAAGACTTTGCAGAGCACATCGATTACTCGATGGAAGACGAATGGGGAGACATACCCGACGAAGCTTACTCGATGGCATCGTTCGATTGGGACAAGAATCATTATATTTTCGAGAAGATTCGATAGACTCGGGAATTACAAAACGATAGCCCAGACAGCCGCCTGGGCTATTTCTATGTTTATATCGTCTTTCGATCTGTCTCTCGATATTTAATAACGTAATGTTGATTCTTGTCTGCGTTATAAACTACCTCTACGTATTGGCCCTTGTCTTCGTGTACTTGAGACGAAGAACAAAACGCTTTGTAGCTGCCTAGCGTGAACGCAAACATGACGACATACGTCGATTCGAACGAAACTCCGAACTCGTAAGCTGCAAGCTGACGGCATACGTCAATTGGCGACTTGTCTTGGTATCTCTCTTCCATAGCTTTATCCCACTCCATGGCTTCTTGTGTAACGTCTTGCATTGCAAACTCCTTCTTATCTCAGTCGATACTTGTTTGCAATAACGATTTGTGTAGTTTCATGCATAGTGAAAACACAAGTTTGTGCGGTTTTGACCCTCTCTCGACACTTGTTGAAAATTCGCGACCAGGCATTTTGCGAACTCGTATGCGAATTTTACAATGCGAATGACATAAGGCTCTCAAGATTTGCCTCATTTTTGATTACGTTAATTGTCTTTCCTGGGGTTCTTCAATGGGTTTAAAATTTCGAAATTTTTTAAACAACCCAGATACCTGGAGTAAGTCTGGTTTTATCCTCCCGCAGATACAAACATACATTTCATCGATTTAAAAATATCGAACAGCGAAGCAATAACGTGTTTGTACTCCGAAAGTTCGTTAATTCTTGTATCCTATTTGTCTAGTAGAGAGGACATCAAATGGAGTCTGGGTACGAAGACGAGGTACAAGGAATTTGTGCATATCAGGACTTCGATGACTTTGACGGGATTTTGGCAACGGAAGACGATGACCCCGACGGAGATCTCGATGTTCGTCGTCTCATTAACAACCCTACAAAAGAGTTTTTGACTGAACAGATATTGATGATTCGAGATGACTTGAAGTGGGTCCAAGACTACGTCATTTTTGCTCGTCAAAACTTCGATTATTACGTTGAGAATATGACTGATGACGATCCAATTTCGAAAGCCGGTCTGAGGAACATATCGAAAGAGTTTGATAATTCCTACAACGCACTTAAGAAGCTATACGACGTAACACTTCACGCAAAGATGGAAGAGACAGATGAGTGACTTACAGAAGTCTGCTTTTGTCTCAGATCTTCATTTCGGTGATAAGCGAGTATTGAAGTTTGAGAGACATCAATTCGGATCCATAGAAGAACATGATAAATTTATATATGACACACTAGTATCTTGGTCTCTAAAACACAAAGGGTGGACACTTTATATACTTGGCGACTTCGGATATGTAGACAAAACGTGTGATCTTATAACAGAAATAAGAGAGAATTACGTCAACGTAATAGGTGTTAAAGGCAATCATGACAAAAGTAAAGATTGCCGAGAAATCATGTTTTGCTGCGACGACTTCTATTATCACCCAACGTATATATCTAAGCGAGTTATGATTTGCCACGAGCCTAAGTACCCATGCCCCAAAGGTGATATTATAATTCACGGGCATCTTCATGGAATGAAGATAGCCGAACCAAATTATGTGAATACATCTATAAATGTCATAAAGTACAAGCCCGTCACGTTTAAACATGTTGCTAAGCGTTTGGGAAATTTGGATAAGCCCAAGTCTAAGTTTTTGTATGAGCCGTATGCAGATTCCTTATATTTAACACAGAAGAACCCAGACGCTGTCACAATACTTAGAAAAGACACTGGGTTAGTTGACGTTAAACGATCTAGGGGATAACGTGGCTTACGATCCAAGGTATAACGTGACTTATTCGTATGAACCCGAAAATATGTTAACAGGTACGGTAGACGGTACTGGGTGGGTAGTGACAAACGGGACTACACAGACATCAGATGACGGAAGCCCCGCCACGTTTCATTTAACAAATAGTACATCTAACGAAGATTATATTTATTCTCCCCCATTTACGCTCAAACACAATACAAGCTATTGTCTTACGTTCAACGCGATTAGAAGCACTACCAAAACTACAGTTGACGTCTTTGTATTGGCTTGCGGAGACACTAAAACCGCTAACGACAAAGTTAACTCAAGCGCATGGATAGCTTTTCAATATATAAATGTTGACGTGAAAGAAATAGGTATTGCGGATACGTCGATTGAACTAATGTTTAACTTGCCAGAAAATAGCGTAGAGGGACAATATCAACTACGTTTCGATAACAACGGAGCAGCTGACAGTACTCTTACATATGTAGATGTAGATTCGCCTATGCTCTGTGAGGAAGAATATGCTGCGTGGGCACCTGCAAGCGGAGAGCCTCATATAGGCTCGGGAATAATGAAGCCGCTGCGTCGTAACTTGACAAACGAGCTTAAAAATAGCCGAATTCCTTCTTCTATCGAAGAGGATAGTAGCCACCCTGACGGCATTGAGTATCAGGATGTTGATACGAATCTTAACCATTGGGTCGGAAGTTATACAGAATATTTACCTTTACAGTCAGACATATCTGGGTTTTCTGACAGTACAAAGTCCTATTATTTGCATACAAACGTATGCAGATACTCTAATAGCTCTGAGCATTTAGGAATAATTTCCGATTCTATACGGCTATATGCAAAGTATGTATCTCGCGGAGGGTTTGCTAACGAAATACGGGTAAACGACAAACACGATACTTACATATTTAATCGCGATTGGGTAAGCCTTGGCGGATCGATATCTATACCGCGCGGGTGTAAAATTGCAGAACTTGGGCTTCTTATGAACGGGGCTATTAGTGGAGGCACATTTGGACAAGACGCTAATAGCGGTAGTTCACTTTATCATACTAACATAGAGTTGTTAGATTATAGCGACGCTTCTGACGTATCATACGTCAAACTTAATAACGTGCTCGCTCAGAACTCTCCAAAGTCGGATTCGTATTCTAGGATTGTTGAAAACAAGTTTTATGTAATACCTGCAACAAATAGCGGAACTAAGAAGACAGTATTAAATTTTGATTCTATTCTTAACACTATAACGTCTTCCGGATACACGATATACGAGCTTGACGCTAACTTTGCAAGTACAAGTACAATCGTTTCTGACCCTAACACGGTAAACACAGCGCATATTACGTTCTTAGCAACATTTGTAAACAATAAGTTGAATAACACCTATATTGCGTGCGGAATCGCCAACAGGACTCGAGGGTCTATAACAACGTTTCGTTTTGAGCAAGTAGACCCAGATTCGACTCTTATGTCTTTGTATATGTCAGTTGCTGGTCCGCAGCCAGAGTTCTTAGTTTCTCTAAAGCCCGACACAGACCTTGTAGACAACAAGTTTTTGTCACGCGCTTGGTCTCACCTTAGGCCTAGGTCTGATATAGCAAGAAAAAGAACTATTCGTCATTTCGACATTACAAACGAAATAGCAGACGGGTCTATATTCGCTAGGATGGACGAAGGCAATTTTGACGGGGTATATCTAGGAGACACGTTTAAGCTCCCGTTTTATCATACTACATCCGGCGGTGTTCAGTCTACTGATTACTTGAATTTCGAAGTAGTAGACATTGACAAGTATTACGGAGTAGAGTCAAATACTGGTACGTCTAAGACGAAACATCACATTGTTTGTTTACAAACTGACCCAATTCCTTCGACTTGGTTTTCGAGCGCCGGGGTTTCACCTAGTCTATATACGTCAACGTATCCGTCTACCGGTGGGTATGCGAACAGTAACTACGTAAACAAAATTTCTACGTTGTATTACAGTTGGCTCACCACTATGTTTACGTCTCACAAACAATATAATATTCAAACTAATAAGCTCGAAGACAGCTACGATTCGTACGTTACGCCCTATATATTAACTACGACAATAAACGTGAGCAATTCGGTTAGTGTAACAACTTACACAACGGGGTCTACGACATCATATAAGCTAGGGCAAATTGGAAGAACGACTATAACAACAAATTCCTTCTTGCCGTCTTTCGAAGAGCTAGAT